GAAGTGGAAGAATTTTATGAATATGATCCAAATACTAGGGGTGGTCAAAGAACAAGTACTTTTAAGAGTGGTGTAGGTGGCGCTGCAAGAATTTCTAAAGATTCAATCACATATGTACATTCCGGTCTTGTAGATAGGAATAAACAAGTTGTTCTTTCATACCTACACAAAGCAATCAAAGCTCTCAATCAATTAAGAATGATTGAAGACTCTCTTGTTATATACAGATTGTCTCGTGCTCCAGAACGTCGTATCTTTTATATTGATGTTGGCAATCTACCAAAAATTAAAGCGGAACAATATCTCCGTGATGTCATGACTCGCTATCGCAATAAGTTAGTTTATGACGCCAATACTGGAGAAATTCGTGATGATAAAAGAATGATGGCAATGCTAGAAGATTTCTGGCTCCCTCGCCGTGAAGGTGGTAGAGGAACTGAAATCTCTACTCTTCCAGGTGGGCAAAACCTTGGAGAACTTGCTGATATTGAATATTTCCAGAAGAAACTTTATAGAGCTCTTGGTGTTCCAGAGTCTCGTTTGGGTGGAACAGGTGGATTCAACCTAGGCAGATCTTCAGAGATTTTAAGAGACGAAATTAAATTTACTAAGTTCGTCGGAAGAATGAGAAAGAGATTTTCTCAACTATTCATGGATATGTTAAAGACTCAACTTATCCTCAAAAATATTGTAACTCCAGAAGACTGGAAAATTCTTTCCGATCACATTCAATTCGATTATGTTTATGACAATCACTTTGCAGAACTAAAAGAAGCAGAATTGATTCAAAACAGACTCAATGTTCTTGCAGTTGCTGAACCATACGTTGGGAAATATTTTTCTGTAGATTATGTCAGAAGAGTTATTCTCAAACAAACTGATTCTGAAATTGTAGAAATTGATGAACAAATAGTAAAAGAGAAAGAAAAAGGAATTATTCCACCCGATGTAGATCCTACAACTGGACTTCCTGTTGGGGAACAACCACCTATTGATCAAGGATCTATGGGCGAAGTTCCAGTTTCACCAGAAGCTTCAACTGCTTCTGTTGAGATGCAACCAACAGAAGAAGCTCCTAAAGCCACTATGCCTAAGGGTGGTAGGATCTAATAAATACCTTAAATAAACATTGAATTAAAACAAATGGATGATTTAATTGACATGATTGTTGCTGACCAATCCCCATCAGATATCAGCGACAGAATTAAAGAGATTTTAATGCAAAAATCAGCAGAAAATATTGATATTATTAGACCTGCGGTTGCTGCATCAGTTTTCGGAAATGAAGAAAATGTGGAAGAAAGTGATGATGAAGTTGCAGAGGAAGATGCAGAATAATAAATAACTATTATAGGACTTTATTATAACGATGCAAAGAACAAAAATAATTGCAACAGAAGTTGCAATGCCAACAACTGCAGGCGCTGCTTCCAGTATTAGTGAAGCAACTTGCGTAAGATTATACAATGGTTCTGGTGCTGCAGCTACGGTAAGTATTTCAACTGCTGTTGGAGCTGCAACAACCAATTCATTCACAATGGCTACAGGTGATGTTGAATTTCTTCAAAAAGCTGCAACGGATGTAATTTTTGCATCTTCTGCGTCTGTGAAAGCTGCCAAAGTAGGACTTACCAACTAAGAACCATGAAACTAATTACCGAAGAAGTAACGAATGTAAAAATTATCACTGAAGGAAAAGGTGATAATAAAAAACTTTATATTGAAGGAGTATTTCTCCAAGGAGAAATTAAAAACCGTAATGGGAGAATGTATCCCATCACTGTTCTCTCTCGTGAGGTTGATCGTTATAATGAACAGTTTGTATCTAAAGGTCGCGCTTTAGGAGAACTCGGACACCCCGATGGTCCTACTGTAAACCTTGATCGTGTTTCACATAAAATCACTTCTCTCACTCAAGAGGGAAATAATTTTATCGGTAAAGCACAAATTTTGAATACTCCAATGGGAAAAATTGCATCCTCACTTCTTGATGAAGGTGTAATGCTTGGCGTTTCTTCTCGTGGTGTTGGTTCACTCCAAACAACTAGTGAAGGTCACAAAGTAGTTGGTGAAGATTTTATGCTTGCTACTGCAGCTGATATCGTCGCTGATCCTTCTGCTCCAGATGCTTTTGTTTCTGGAATCATGGAAGGAAAAGAGTGGGTTTGGGAAGGTGGAATCCTTCGTGAACAACTCGTTTCAAAAACTCAAAAGAGAATTAATACTCTTGTTGATCAAAGAAGACTTGATGAACAGAAGTTAAATCTGTTTAATGAGTTTTTATCAAATCTATAAATTATAAATAAATACAGATTATACAAAGGTAATCGGAGAGTACAAATGTCCCGTGGTAAGAATTTACAAGAAATGGAAACCGGCACTTCACAATCCAAAACTGCTGTAAACGCTAATGCAGCTGCAGCAGAAGCACCACACAAGAGTGCAACCCCTGTTGCAACTCCTGGACAAACTGGTGCTTGGGAAGATCTTGGCGGTCCAACCCCAGAAAACAGTCGTCCAGATGACAACTCAAATACTTTAAAAACTCCAGGTGCAACCCTGAAGCAAGTTAAAGATGTTGTCAATGCTAAAGCTGCTGCAGCTGAAGCTCCTCAAACTTCTGCAACTCCTGTTTCAACACCAGGTCAAGGTGGTGGAATGAAGGAAGAAGTAGAAGAAGATGAGGATCTAGTTGAAGAAGAAGAAACTGAAGCGACTGAAGAAGAAACAGAAGCAACAGAAGAATCTGAAGAGGGTGCTGAAGAAGTGGTAGAAGAAGATGTAGATTCTATCATTGAAGAGGATGTAAATGCTCTCCTATCTGGCGAAGAAGAACTCTCCGAAGAGTTTAAAGAAAAGGCAAAGCTTGTATTTGAAGCTGCCCTTCACGCCAAAACAAAAGAAATTCAATCAGTAATGGAAGAGCACTATGCTACTGCTCTTGCAGAAGAGGTTGAAGAAATTAAACTAGAACTAACCGAGCGTGTTGATTCATACCTAGAGTATGTTGCATCCGAATGGTTAGAAGAAAATGCTCTCGCAGTTGAAAGTGGTCTCAAAACTGAGATCACCGAGTCCTTCATCAATGGTATGAAGGGACTTTTTGAAGCACATTATGTATCAATGCCTGAAGAGAAATATGATGTTCTAGAGAGCATGGTAGAAAAACTTGATGAAATGGAGACAAAACTCAACGAGCAAATTCAAAGAAATATTGCTCTTAACAAGAAACTTGCAGAATCTGCTGCTGACAGCATTTTCAATCAGGTTTCCGAGGGTCTCGCTCTTTCCCAAAAGGATAAGCTTGCAAGCCTCGTAGAAAGTGTTGAGTTTGAGAGTGAAGATGACTATTACCAGAAACTGGTAACTCTTAGGGAGTCTTATTTCCCAAGAAATGCTGGTATTCCAGCAAACGAGACGGAAAATCTATCAGAAGAAGCGAATTTCCAAGAGGTGACTCATTCACCTTCTATGGACGCTTATTTGCGTGCGCTTTCCAACGTTGCTAAAAAGTGATTTTTAGATAATACTCAAACCGCAGTTCAACAACACTTTTAACAGAGGTATTAAAAACAAATGGACGGAATTAATTCACAAATGTTAATGGAGAAGTGGGCTCCAGTTCTAGACTTCGACGGTCTAGGCAACATCAAAGATTCCCACAGACGTGCAGTAACTGCACAACTTCTAGAGAACCAAGAAAGAGAACTCCGTGAATCTGCTGAGTTCCTTGGCGAAGCTTCCCCAACCAACTCTGCCGGTACTGGTGGTTTTAGTGGTGGTGCTACCGCTGGTGGTCCTGTTGCCGGTTTCGACCCAGTTCTAATCAGCCTCATTCGTCGTGCAATGCCTAACCTCATTGCTTATGACATCTGTGGCGTTCAACCAATGAGTGGTCCTACTGGACTTATCTTCGCAATGCGTTCCCGCTACGATGGTCAGTCTGGTACTGAAACCTTCTTCGATGAAGTCGATACTACCTTCTCTGGTCAGAACAACAGCCGCAACCTTGCTAACGGATTCTCTGATGGTCTCGTTGGTTTCGGTACAACCAACCAGGATGGAACTAATCCTAACGTTCTCAACCCAGTTGGAACCGCAACAACCAACCCATCACCATATAACGTTGGTCAAGGTATGACCACTGGTGATTCGGAAGCTCTTGGAGATGCTGCTGCTAATGCCTTCAATCAGATGGCATTCAGCATCGAGAAAGTTACCGTAACCGCTAAGTCACGTGCCCTCAAGGCTGAGTACTCACTAGAGCTCGCTCAAGACCTCAAGGCTATCCACGGTCTAAACGCAGAAGCAGAACTTGCTAACATTCTCTCCACTGAGATCCTCGCTGAAATCAACAGAGAAGTTATCAGAACCATCTATAAGGTTGCTGAGCAAGGTGCTGCTGTTAACACTGCTACCGCTGGTGTATTTGACCTCGACGTTGACTCCAATGGTCGTTGGTCAGTTGAGAAGTTCAAGGGTCTACTCTTCCAGATCGAGAGAGATGCAAACGCTATCGCTCAAAGAACTCGTAGAGGAAAGGGCAACACCATCATCTGCTCCGCAGACGTTGCTTCCGCTCTAACCATGGCTGGTGTACTTGATTACACTCCTGCACTCAACGCTAACCTCAATGTTGATGACACTGGTAACACCTTCGCTGGTGTTCTCCAAGGTAAGTATCGTGTATACATTGACCCATATGCTGCTAACGTTGCTGCTGATCAGTACTACGTTGTAGGTTATAAGGGTTCT